CGGGTTTCTTTAAATCAATAACCTTGTGGTAATATAATCTACCATCAATATACCAGTTTCTGTAGATTTCGTGTGCTTTCTTATCAAAATCTAACAGATCAAGAATATGATTAAATTCTTTTCTGATTTTTTTCTTTATGCCGTCGCTTGCATTCAGATTTGAAAGTTCAATCTCTACAGGAGAATCATTCGTATCTGAAACGATTGCCTCATTTACAATATCTTCAATCGCACTATCCACTTCTGGGTGCAGTGCCATCTCACGATAGCGTTTGATTAAATCAAACTCAGTTCTATATACGCCTTCAATATCTACATAGCTGCCAAAAAACCCACTGCTCAAGTAATGGTCAACCCCGTCCTCATTATTAGGAGGAACGGGGGAGACCGCAGTGGGAGATTTTGGTTCGTTGTCCTCAATCGAGAAACCAAAAAGTTTTGCCATTATATGTTAGGGTCCGTAGCTTTCTACTATTTAGAAAGCCACGAAACCAGGAGATTACGAAACAACGTTGCCGTTCTGATCACCAGAGGTTGTCTCAGAACCAGATGCTGCTTCAAGGGATCCACCAACCGTGAAGTAGTTGACTTGGAACTCAACTGTAAATTCTTCGATGGTGTCGCCAGTGTCGTATGACAGATCAATCTGAGAAATATTCGTTGGGAAAATATCCTTGAAGGTATATGTTCTCAGAGGAGTTTGATCTGCAGTGGTTGCGTTGTTTGTGGTTGCTTCTTTAACCTGACCTCTGCCCAGTTGTGATACGTGAGCATCAACCATATAGGAAGAGGGATTGGTTGCACCTGAGTTGTTGGTCAGTTTGTTGATACCGTTCATCCACTTCTCGAACTGAGTTCTGATGATGAAGTCTTCATCATTGATGATGGTAACTGTCCAAGTATCAAAGGTGCGGTCACCAGCAACTTTCAGAATACGACCTCTGAAAGGTACGTCGATGACACCATTGTTTGATGCAGGCAGAGCAGCTGCCTTACACATAAATCTGAAGTCCTCTTGTGCTTCAGATACCCAGTCTGCATCATCTGCAGCAACAGGGAATGATGGAATATGTACCTCAAACAGATTGGGGCGGGCACCGCCGCCAGCCAATCTGGTTTTGAAGTTAGTGATGGTTTTTAAGTTTGCCATTTGACTTGTTCTCCGTTAAGTTGATTTATTCAATGATTAAGAACGACCAGCAACTTCATCGAAGCTGACACCCGTGCGGGTAGCAACGAACGTGAGAGTTACATAGTTAATCGACTTAGCGGGCTTCAGATAAATGTCCGCTCTGAACTCATTATTATCAATAATATCAGGTGTATTGTTTGTTTCGTCACAAACAACCAAGAAGTCATAGATACCTCTCTTTGCCTGAACATCACGCAGGTAAGGTGCAACAATGTTGACGAAGTTTGCTCTTGTTAGATCGTCGTTCAGTTCAAACAGTTGTGCTTTAGCAGCATTCTGGAGTGATTGCTCAATCGTCAGGAACAAGCGGCGAACGTTGATTCTGTCGAATGCAGATGCAAATCCGAGAGCAGTCTTATCACCGAAGAGGAGAATGCCAGTGCCTGGTTCATTAACGATTGCGTTAATGCGCTTAGGATAGAGGCGATCTCTTTGTGCCTTAGTTGGGCTGTATGCAAGTTTGATAGCGTTGTTGATAATACCACGCTGTTGACCTGCAGGTGAGAACCAAGGATATGCGTTAATCGCAGTGCGGACCATCAGACCAGCAACGTCACCGTTGGTTGGAATATAACGGAACTTGTTGTTGAAACGATCATAAGTGTACTTATAACCAGAATCAAACACTGCATATGAAGAGGATGACAGAGGACTGTAGAACGAAATAACGTTATCAGTTGCAGTATTAGAGTTAGTGACGTTAACAACGTCAGATCTGTGTGGAGAAATAACTGCCATGCAATCCTTTCTCTGATTAGCAATACCAATCAGGTAGTTTGCTTTTGCCTGTGACTCAGACTTCTTGGTCAGACCAGGACCCATGATCAGATAATCAAGGGGAACACCTTCGGTATCATTGAAGAGTTCGTAACTAGTGGTCAGACTACCAAGATCTGCAGTCATTCCGCCAGTAGCACTGTAATCAACACCACCAATCAGTCTGAAGGTCTTGTTACCAACGACAGTGTATATGGTGTCTTGAGCGGGAAGACCCCAGTTACCATCTGCGAGTGATACTCCAGTGTAGGTTCCTGCAGTCGTGAATCCAGAGTGAGTTGGATAGATTGCGGGAACATCAGATCCAACTGCTTCAACGAAAGCAGATGACTGGTTACGTCCGTAGAAAATGTAGTCGGAATGATCTTTGATGTATTCCTTATAGTAGATCAACTGCTGATCTCTTACAGCATCAGATGCTTTGGAGAGATTCAGGTGCGTCTCAAGGATGTTAGCGGTAACTCCTGTTACTTCGCCAAGGTCATCAACAACAGCAATGTGGATACCGTCGTTAACACCATCGCGATCAGTTACGTATTGGTTTGAAACTGGTTTTGGTGCCAGTGACTTCCAGAAGATAGTGCTGTTTGTAAGACCAAGTGTTTGCTGATCATACCAGTCTTGCAGAACTGTTGCGGTTTGGATTGCAACTGCTGTACCACCAGTGTTAGTAACATTGATTGTTACGCTCTTACCTGCTCCAGTCAAAGCAAATGCTCTGGTAGGATCTCCTTCTGCATAAGTGATAGATTGGTAAGTTGTTCCGCCACCAACAGCAAGGATTCTTTCTGTAACTCTAATGTCAACACTTGACTTAGAACCATCTGATGAGTTGGTGTTGACACCAACAATAACGCCCTTCAGGATTGCATTTGATGCTGAGGTTGTACCAACACCGATCAGTGCTGTACCACTTGCAATGTTTGCAGTAACCGCATAACCAACGGTCATTCCGATACCGCTGAGGTCTGTGCTGTTAAAGAACAGTCTTTGGTCTGCAAAGTCGTCAATCTGACAAATTTTCAGTGAATCTGCCCATGAACCAGGGTTCTTAGCAGCAACAAAGAACTGTACGCTGTCATCATCAAAGTTGACTTCATAATCAGTAGTATTCTTGATATTAACGCTCGTAGAAGCGATACCTACACCAGCGTTTGCTGAGTTGAGGCTTGTATCGTTTGCTCTTACAACTTTCAGAACTCCGCCGTATGAGAGGAACGAAGATGCAGACATCCAGTACTCATACTGTGCGTCGGTGGACAGAGGCTTACCAAAATACTTGATCAGCTCTGCTTCTGTTGTAATATCAGTAACCTCTTCAACTGGACCTTGTGGGAAAGGACCAGCAATAGCGCCAATGTTGTCAAGAACATTATCCGCTCTTCCTACGGTTAAGTCAACTTCCCTCGTAAGTACTCCAGGGGATAATTGAGGAGTTGCCATGATTGTCTCCAGGATTCAGATTATCTAAAAAATATTTAGTAAAATCTAAAGTTTAAACGGGGAAACACGACGCGAACTACCAGTCTGGGTATACATCAACCACCTTCTCATCTCTCTTCTTGCTAACTCTTTTTATGGTGCATTCCTTACACTCATAAGAATATGAAGAGGCAACTGCACCCCTATCTTTTCTTGTTCTATAAAAAGATTCTATTAGGTTCTTAGTTTGACCACAAGTTCTACACTTCCTATCACTAAGAAGGAGATGACCTAGTTTTATTTGACCGTCTAGGTCATCATCAAGCATCATTTACATATACTCCCACATATATGATCTATCACCATATTCGTCAGTAAACCATCTATCGCCATCACCATCAACGAAACTATCACTATCTAGACCATCAGAAATAAATCCAAATGGTGCCATATCTTGCTCAATCTGATCTCTCTGCTCTTCATACAATCTCTTTCTTACATCCTGATCAGTAAGTTCTTTAAAGTAATCTTGCTGCACCAACCAAGCATAGATCACCAAGCACATAGCAAGGTCATCATTACACCCTTCCTCTGCTTCAAATGAATTATTCTTTTGAATAAAGGTAGTCAACTCTGAAAGAACTTCATAGTCTTTCATCAACAACTTATCTTCTTCAATAATCGCCTTGAGGTTTAGAGAACCGACTTTCTTGACAGTCTTGGACATCTTGACGCCAAGTTGTGTTTTCTTGCCAGAGAATCCTTGACCAACAATCTGACCAGCACGCCCTCTCATAGAACACATCAGCAGATTCTGATATTCAAGATCATAGTTCAAAATAGATGCTACCTGATCTCCAACATCATTTACCTCACATAATACAAAGGCACCGTTATATGATTTTGCTACTTCCCAGATTACATTGGGGAAGAGCATTGGTTTTATCTCATTATTTCTATATTTTGCTACTAACTTATGTGGAAAGTTCGTGATATCTACAACGACAAATGCAGAATAGTCGCCACCAACACCTCTGGCAACGTCAACAGTTACAACATAATCGTGATCTCTTTCTGGGTCAAAATAAACGTCTAGACCAGCATTTCTAGTTTTTGGATCTTCATAGATCATAGAACGCAACTTACTAGGAGCGATCAATGTATCAACAGATCCTAGGAACTCACACTCAAACTCAACTTTGAACTGCTGTTCTGATGTGTTAGCAATAGTCTGACGTTTCCATTCAGCATCTCTTCCAGGAACTTCTGACCAGTGAACATCAGTCGGAACATATTCATTTGATCCTTTCTCCGCATCATGCCACATACGGTAGAAATGATTCATACCATGTGGCGTTGAGACTATGATGACTTTTGTGCTTTTACCAGAAGAAATAGTAGGATAAACAGATGCAAAGAATTGGTCTGCGATATGGTTTGGAATAAACGCGAACTCGTCGAGGAAGATGACATTATAGGAACCACCTCGGACAGCACTCGCAGATGTAGAAGCTGCCAATATCTTACTGCCATTTTCCAACTCCAAAGAACCTTTATTCCATGATAAGATACCCTGCTGCATCCACTTAGGCAAGTTCTCATAAGCAAGTTGTAGCCTACCGAGAAGATCTCTTGCAGTTGATGCTTTGTTTGCTAGGATAGCAATGTTAATATTATCATTAAACACAGCATAGTGAAGTAAATATGATACACAAGTTGTAGACTTACCAGTCTGTCTTGGCATTTTACAGATATTAAATCTGTGATCATGGAAGTTACGAATCAACTTCTCCTGAAAAGGATACATTTTGAATGGTTGCAATCCATGGTCAAGAGTCACAATCTTGACATACTTTTGTGCAAAGTATACAGGGTCTTGCTTACATTTAACAAACTCAACGATTTGTTCTTCCGTGAACTCAATCGCTGTGTTTGCTTTTTTTAGATTCGGGTTTCCAAGGTAAAGTCCATTATCAGGCATAAAAACTCCTATCAGGTTGTTCCAATGCCAATAGAAGCACTATCGGCAACTAAAAGATCAAACGTACAAGAAACCGAACAGTTACTTCCAGTGTACGCCCTCACTTCAATGTCAGTTTTTTCTGGAAAAAATATTGGATAACTATATGGTTTAATAAAGTTACTTCCATATAAATTTAGTTCTGTTACTAAACGAAAAGGTTTTGTTGTTCCTTCTTGATATTGCCTTTGGAACATTCTAACAGCATTTTCTTGATTTTTATTTTGAGTTGCTGTGAACTGTTTTAAGAATGCAGATTTTCCCGCAGGCACTGTATAAAAAGAAACCTGAGACTGTCCCATATCTGCCGCTATAGCACAATGCACAGTACTACCAATAGAAACAGTGATATCTCCTGCGTTTGTATTTCCACTATCAATAAATGCCCTATGAGTTCTTAAGAAACTGACAGTTCCTGTAACATCAGTTGTTCCATTGAGAGAAAGAGTTTCTTGCACTTCATTGTAGTCCCCGTCAAGACCTTGAACTGTGATTGAAGATGCTCCAGTTCCAACTGAACTATCTTGAGTACTTGTTGAAACTACAGTTATTGTTCCAGCACCTGCAGGAAACTCATAAGCACCACCTTCAGACCAAACTGTATCATAAGTTGCTGCTGTTGAAACAACCGCGCCAAACTTATGAACGTTTGCCATCTCAGTCATAATACCAGCAGAGACATTCAGTTCAAACTGAGTGTTGCCTCCACAAGCACCAATATTACCAAACTGGTCCGCACATATAAAAACTTCAAAAAGACTCCTCTCTTGGTTAAGATAGTCTTGATTTATTTTATTCCACTGAGCCATAATCAGTCACTCCAACTTAGTCTTTCTGGTTGATATTTTTTTGCACTTTTAATTCTTGATGGCGCTTCTCCAGGATAAACATTATGAACAATTGCACCTGGGTATTCGTCTTGAATTTGCTCTGCTATTTCATTCTTTTGCATCATCTGACCTTCAATTTCAAGACGGTATAACTTACCCTCCCAAACTATATCAGCAAAGAATGACTCTTGTGCTTGCTCTGGTTCGGAACCACCTACATTTAGGGTTCCGTTAAAATCACCATTAATGGTGATGCTTTCTGATATAAACTGTTTAAAACTTTTCATATCAGCAGTTCCACGCTCTAAGGGACTTATTGATTCTGCTATCGGGATCGTTAGCAGTCTTTGCAGAAGTCAGTTTTTTCTTCATGCCTTTCATTCTTGCACAGAATGATGCACGTCTCTTATTACCAACCTCCTTTGAAGGTCTCTTGAGATCACTTCCTGGGTTTTGTCTTTCATAAGACTTTCTACCCTTTTCATTTAGTCCGCCTTCAGGATTCTTACCAGACTTTTTCTGCCAGTCTTCAGTTTGTAAGAACTGCTCGCCTGGTTTTACTTCAGATATGTAGTAAGAGTTGACTCTTGCACCAGGATAAACCTTATCAATCTGCAGTTGAACATCACTTCTGCTTGGTTTAGAGATCTGGGGGAAGAACATCTTGATCATATAGAACTTCCCTCTCCAAGAGAGAGTTACCAGAATGATATTGCCCGTCTTTGCAGGAATACGAACTGCTTCTTCAACTGGTACAACTTCTGAAGATGTGATTGCTTCCAGATCATCTAAGAGTTCCCACTCAACAGTTTGCTTTGTTGCCTTGAGAGGTTCTGGTTTTACAACATCAACGATTGTTGCAAATGAATTACCATATGCATCAGTAAGTTCGATGTTTCTTTCTGCGAGTTCTGACCTCCAATCAGAATACTCTTCTTTCTTAACGCAGTTATTATAACGCTTACCAAACATCATCTTGGTGCCTTTCTTCTCATAACCAGGCCAACACTTTTTCGCTTCGTCCATTGGTTTGTCTGGACACATCTCTTGGCCGTGGATTGGGCAATCCTTACCTTTCTTGGTATGAGCACACATTTGAGTTTCTTCTGACTTATTGCCCCAGTTAGCAGCACCTTTTTTACGGCACTTAACTAAAGCACCTGATGCATATGCAGAAGGCCAGACACTATAACGTGACTTGACCTTATGATAGCAAGCATCTTTCTTGCCACTACCCTTACCTTTCTTATCCTTTGCTTCTGTTACTTCTACTTCTTCTTTTTTCATTTTCTTTTTGGGATCTGTAGAAACATATGTTGGTTTAGCAGCACCTGTTTTTTGCTGCTGACCAGGATCTGCTTTCTTCTTTCTTCTTTGAGCAGATAGTCTCTCTGCTTTAGTCATACTTGCTCTTTTTGCAGAAGAAACACACTTGGGAGTTCCCTCTCCAGGTTCATCACTTGCACAGGTTCCGCCTGTTACAACATTGACCCAACCAGATTTTCCGTCTTTTGATTTGGACTTACCAAACCAATCACGCAACCCTTCTTCACTGACAGTCTCTTCATTTGTTACATAGTCTGCTGCAGTATCAATGTAGTCTGCTGCTTTGGTAATCTTTGATTGAACCCATGCTTTAAGTTCGCCCTCTCCTTTTTTACCCATCTTTTTATTGAGGCGTTTTGCAGCGTTCATAACCGTCTTCAGTTCTGAACGTGCCATAGAGTATTCATGATCTTTTTTGGTTTCTTCAGACATTCCGTTTCCACCATTACCATTGGATGTTTCACCATTTTCAACTGGAGTGCCATTAGCAACTTCAGTGGGTTCTTTTCCATTGCCGCTAAATCTAGCGGTCATTTTCATACCCTTTGAAATTGGTTTGCACTTTTCGTCAGTATGACAATAATAATATCCTGGTTTGCACTTCATTGTCTATAAATGAGACATATTCTTTATTTAGCAGTCGTTAAATGCCGATCCAACTTCAGAACCAATCGCAGATCCTGCTTGCTGACCCAGTAGCAATGCCCAACCACCTGCTAACCATCCAACGTAAGGGATGCTAGAGAGCGCAGGAACAGCGACACCAGCAGCGATAGCACTACCTGCCATTGCACCTTGTGACCGTGCTCCAGCGTCCGCCACGATGCACTCTACGTCTTTCGCAGACTTTCCCTCTTCTGTAGTCGCACCTCCTCCCATGTTACGTGTTCCGTCCATGGTGTATTGGTCACGACGATACTCAGTTCTCTTTTCAGTTCCACCACCAAACAATCCTTTCTTTTCTTTATCAAGTTCCAAAGATCTTTCTGACTCAAGAATCTTAGGATCATTAGCACGATACTCAATCTCATATCCATCCTTTCCTGCTTTAATTTTGTAGGATGAATATGGACCACGAGGAAGGTTGAATGTTGGTGGTTGCTGTACCGATGCTTGTGGTTTCAAAACATAACCGATGAGTCCTATGTGAGCAACTCCAATCAGTCCACCTACACCAATAGCAACAATTTTAAGAGGTTTCATTTGATTTTCTCCGAGATAATCTTGTCTCTAGTTTTTTGATCTCCTCTTGCTGCTCTTGAACTCGTTTGCCAAGTTCTGCATTTACATCAGTTAACTTGTTTATTTTTGCCTGAAGAGCAACAGATTGTGTAGTCAAATCAAATGTTTTATCTTGATATGCTTTTAGTAAATACTGAAGATCTTGTTCATTCATTTCATATACCTAATAAAAAAGGGTGGATTTCTCCACCCTTATATTTAGATTTTAGTTGGATTAGAACGATCCAGCATCTATTGTGATATTTTCTAAGTTTCTTGTATCACCAGTACATGAAATAACTTGAGATCCTCCAGAGCAGTCGTTCACATAGAGTGAACCGATCTCAAATGCTGCATACGTAGTAGCAGTCAGAACACTTGATGATTCTGAAACATCTGAAGCAACTACGATTCTGCTGACTGAATCATCCCAATAAACTGCTGCTTTCTTAGCGGAACCGCTGTAGTAGTTCAGAAGTAAACCAAGATCCTTGTTAAGATCTGAACCAGGAGCACTGCCATCAACCATTCCAACTTCAATCAGAGAGTCTTCGACTGTCAGAGAAGTTGTATTAACCTGAGTTGTTGAACCGTTAACAAAGAGGTTTCCAGTAACAGTCAGGTTTTGTGCAACACTAGCACCACCATCAGTGGTAACAGTAATCGCAGTTGTACCATTACTTGCTTTAATGTCGTTACCACCAACTTGAATGTCACCTGCGAAAGCAGTTAACGTGTTGGAGGTCATCGTGATGTTATTATTTCCATCCGATGCCTGAATGTCATTACCACCAACTTTGAGATCACCAGCAACGGTGGTCAAAGTATTAGAGGTCATCGTGATGTTGGTATTTCCATCAGATGCCTGAAGGTCATTACCATTAACTCTCAGGTCACCACCAACAACAACCGCTGCAGAGAATGTTGAAACACCAGTGACATTAATGCCACCTGCACCAACTCTTAATCCACCAGCACTGTATACGAGGTTTGCACTATCTTCTAATGCACCAGAGGTTCCTGCAAGAACAACTCTTTCAGCAGTTAAATCACTTACTGTTGCAGAAGCAAAGGTTGCTTCACCAGATGCTTGAGTGATTGCACCTGATGCATTCAGAGTTCCAGTAACGTGAAGATTATCTTCAACAAATACGTCTCCACCTGCAGAGTCAAGAATCAGATCTCCACTTGAAGTATCAATCTCTCCAGCAGATGAAATACCAATCTGAATATTGTTAGATATTGCACCAGAGGTCAGAGTTGCGATACCAGCAACACTTAACTTATCATCAATGATTACCTGACCACCAGCGGAGTCAAGAGTTAAGTCTCCAGCAGATGTATCGATTTCTGCAGCAGCAGTGATTCCAATCTGGATTGCGTCAGCAATGGCACCCGATGCAAATGTGCCGACTCCAGCAAAGTTAGCATTTCTCCATGCCTTTCCGTTGACACCAATATCAAATGTATCATTGGCATTTGGTTTCAGGTCAGAGATAAACTCACCTGAAACGTTAATATCATCTGAATCAGAGTCACCAAGATTGATGGTTCCGCCTTGGAATGTTACGGTGCCTTCAAAGGTTGAAACGCCAACAACATAAAGGTCTCCACCAACGTATTCACTACCTGCAATATTAACGTTCTTATCAATATCTACTCCACCCTCAACTTGAAGAGCGATATCTTCACTGGATACAATCGTCGTAATTCCAGTTAATGTTGTATTTCCGCCAACTGAAAATGCCGCTCCAACGTTGACATTTTTGGCAATGCCCATACCACCAGAGACGATGATGGCACCGTTTCCTGTAGTTGTTGAATCTGTTGTGTCTGTAAAGGACGAAATACCAGAGAACGTTGCGTTAACGGACCCAGCAGTCCAACTTAGGTTTCCACTACCGTCTTGAGTTAGAACTGTTCCGTTAGCACCGTGTGCTCCTGGTAGAGTATAGGTAACGTTTGTCGCAACGGCATCTGGAGATTTTAAAGCAACATAGTTTGCACCGTTGTCAGTTCCTTCTACCAGATTAACTGCACTACCAACGGTGGTTGTTTCTTTAGTCCAATATCGAGAAGAACCAAAAAACTTGTTATTTGCTGATTGTGAGGTTAGACCAATGTAAAAGTCTGAACTGTCGGTAGCAAAACCAGGCTCACCTGCTCTCAAAGCAGGAAGGTTTGCTAATAAACCTCTTTTTATCTGTAGAACTGGAGATGCCATTTCTATACTTTACCTTTTAGTAGTATTTATTGATTTTATAACATGAAG